ATGAAGAAGGTTTAAGAGATGGTGAAGTTTACATACAAAAGTTACCTGCTTTATGTGGGTCGCCAGAAAATATACAAAAATATTTAGATCATAAGAAGTTGAAACCACTTCATATCTCTTTAGGCAGAGAGGCAATGGACTCAACAGGACAACCAGTTTATATGTTAACTTATATGGTCAGTGAAGATGGAACAGAAAGTGCTTCTGTATTAACTGTACCAAGTAACCTTGAAAGTTGTATTTTATACCATACGTTTGATTTAATTACTGAATTACCAGATAAAGGTTGACAAAAACAAATAAGTATGATACATTAACAGAGTTGCAACTATGTAGGCGAAAGCGAGAGTGAGTAACCTACATTTATATAATAGGAGAATATAATGACAGACGATAGATCGGAAGACGCAAGTTATGAGAATGAAGCAAGTCCACCAACACCAATGGTACAGATTTCATTAAAAGAATACGACAAGTTAAAAGACAAACAGCACTACATAACAGACAAAGTCCTAATTGATATTATTGACAATATGGAAAGACTTTTAAGAGCTTTAAGAAAACATATAGTTAGATCGGACTTCAGTGAATAGTAAAGAATTTAGTTTGAATATAGAAGGCGTAGTAAAAGAAAAAAGAATATCTTACATGGATGCTGTAATCTTATATTGTGAAGAAAATGATATTGATATCTCAACAGCAAAACCATTAATATCAAAATCGTTAAAAGAAAAAATAAAGTTAGAAGCCACAAATAAAAGAATGTTAAAATATTCTAAACAAGGCCAATTGCCTGTATAATATGTATGGTGGTTATGATGTATTTAAAGTATATTTGGGAGTTAAATTACACTTCACAACAAAAACTTATGACTATGTCAAATATGAAGGAAAGGTTAACTGTAAACTTGAAACATTTACAAAAAGAAATGATAGATATTTCTTTCATAAGTTAAGTAAACAATATGGACAAGATAATATACTTGATTTCTTTGTTGCTAACTTTGCTTCAGATAGCAAGGGATGGATTGGTAATCTGTTACAAAAAGATGGTAAAGATGTTTACTTGGATTATAGGAAACGTAAAGAGTCGTTTGCCTATCACTTTAGAGGAGATTGCAATAATATTGGTAATGATTTTAGCAATCGTGGGATTTCTTTTGATGGTGGTTTTCTATGTAATAATGGACAACATCCTAGACTTTTACGATTACTTATTCAAAAAAAACTATCCTTACAGACCGCAATCGTGCTTGACCATTTCTTATCGTTTAGTAAGAATTGGACTAAAGAGATTACCGAGAAAGTTGTATGGCCTAAAATCTCATCTACGCTTGCCAGATTAAAACCTTTTATGAGGTTTAATGAAACAGAATGTAAATTGATTATGAAAGAGATATTTGTAAATGATTAAAACCACACTTGACAAATTTGTTAAAATCTGATATAATACATGTATAAATAACTATGATACCGATTAAACAGGTAACACAAATACAAAATACGAAACATACAAAGGAGAATATAATATGGATTTCGATACTTTAAAAAGCTCGTCAAGTAACTTTGACAAACTTACAAAGGCACTAGAGCAAAACCTTGCTCCAGAAGATCAATCAAATAAAAACAAATATCAAGACGACAGATTTTGGAAACCAGAGATGGATAAAACTGGTAACGGTTATGCCGTAGTTAGATTTTTACCATCAATTGAGGGTGAAGACTTACCTTGGCAGAGAATTTGGTCTCATGCTTTTCAAGACAAAGGTGGTTGGTATATTGAGAACTCACTAACAACATTATCTCAAAAAGATCCTGTTAGTGAAGAAAATACAAGACTATGGAATACTGGTTTAGATAGTGATAAAGAAATTGCTCGTAAGAGAAAAAGAAAATTATCATATCATGCTAATATCCTAGTAGTGAGTGACCCAAAACATCCAGAGAATGAGGGCAAAGTAAAATTATACAAATTTGGTAAAAAGATATTTGATAAGATTACTGAAGCAATGCAACCAGCATTTGAAGATGAAAGTCCAATCAATCCATTTGATTTTTGGAAAGGTGCAAACTTTAAACTAAAGATCAGAAAAGTTGATGGTTATTGGAACTATGACAAGTCTGAATTTGAAAGTGTATCAGCAATTGCTGAAAGTGATGATAAGATTAAAGAAATCTGGTCAAAACAATACGCTTTAAAAGCTTTCGTTGACCCTAGTAATTTTAAATCATATGAGGAACTCAAAGAGAAACTTCATAGAGTAATTACGGGTGATAGAAACGCCAGCACCGTTGAGAATGTAAGCCTCCCGCCTCAAACCAACGGTTCGGTGAAAAGTAATACAGTTAACTCTAAACCTGAGTCCAGTGATGATGACGATACGTTGTCTTACTTTAGTAAATTGGCTGAGGAAGAGTAATCTCTCTCGTAACTGAACGCTTTAAGGGGTAGCGAGAAATCGCTACCTCTTTTTTAATTTTAGGCGTATAAATATAGACATGGCCTCAATTTTAGACCCATTAGTAGACAAGCAAGGTGGTATAAGGAAATCAGCAAATTGGTACAGAAATAATGTATCTTCAATGGCTGATAATATTACTGCTAGAAAGTTAATGAATTCAGGTAAGTTAAATAACAGACCTAGTATTGGTCGTTTAAATATGTTCTTCTATGACCCTAAAGGTAAGAAGACATTACCTTACTATGATACGTTTCCTTTAGTATTGCCTTTAGAACCAATCAAAGGTGGTTTTATGGGAATGAACTTTCATTATCTACCAGCACTATTAAGATTTAGATTATTACAGAGAATGCAAAAGTTTGCTGATGGTGGTATGAATGAGAACACAAAGATTGATGCCGGTTATGATGATGTAAAAAGTATTAATTTAGTTAGACCAACAATAAAGAAATATTTGTATGGTCATGTAAGGTCGAGATTTTTAAGAATAGACTTTGATGAAGCAGCTTTGGCTGTTTATTTACCTGTTCAACAATTTAAAAAGGCAGGCACAACAAGAGTATATTCAGACAGTAGGAGAATGATTTAATGAAAACAATTAAAAAAATTATAGCAAAATTATTTGGCATAAAACAATGTCAATGTAAAGGAAAATAATGGCAATTTTAAGAGGCGGTACTAGAATATTTGGCCAAGATATAAGAATTGGTCTTCCTAGAGATAACACTTTGACAAGAGGTGGTATTTTAAAGAGAGCTTCTGAACTTCCAGGTAAAAGCATTGGTGCTAGTGAAAGCACAATAGGCCGATTTATGGCTAAAGTATCCGAAGGTGAAGGCATGGCTAGACCTGGTAGATTTTTAGTTAGATTTAATCTTCCAAATAATATAGTTTTAAATAAAGAATCATTTGATGTAATAAATCATGCTGCTGAAGGCACTGGTGTATTAGGTGGCCAAGAGTTAGCAAGAACTGTTGGTATGATGTGCCATAGTGTTGAAATGCCTAGTAGAGATATCAATACAAAATCTTCCCTTATATATGGTCCTAAAAGAGAAATGCCTTATGCTTATTCTTTTCCAGGTACAGTAGAATTATCAGTTTATGGAGATAAGTTTTTAAGACAAAGAGTATTTTTTGAAACTTGGCAGAAAATGATTTTTGATATCAACTCACACAATTTAAATTACTATGATGAGTACACAGGTTCAGTTGATATTATGCAGTTAGGTTCATTTGAGTCTGATAACGATAGAGATAGAGTTACATATATGGTAAGATTGTATGAATGTTATCCACAAACAGTTGGTAGTTACAGTTATGAATATGGTTCAACCGACCAAATTGTAAAATTACCAATTACTTTAAACTTTAGAAATTGGAGAAACTTAGGTATTGATCAAGTACACGGTTTTTCAGTTGGTGAAGCATTTGGTGAGTTACCAGAGATTAAACCTAGTCCAGGTTTTGGCGGCTTATTAGGAGGCATACTAGATAGACTACCACCTGAACTGAAAAGAGCAGGTAAACAAGTTATCAATTCGGCAAGAAGAAATTTACCGATTGGTAGAGCAACCGGTGGAAGAGTATTTCCACCATTTTTATAATTAATACAAAAAAGGAGATATAATGGCATTACCAGTAATTGAAACACAATCATATGAATTGACTTTGCCATCAGCAGACGTTACGGTTAAATTCAGGCCCTTTCTCGTAAAAGAGGAAAAAGTATTACTTCAAGCATTAGAGTCACAAGAACAAAAACAAATTGTGAATGCTTTGAAAGATATTGTAAGTGCCTGTACATTTGGCAAACTGAATGTTGATGATTTACCAACGTTTGATTTAGAATATGTGTTTTTACAGATAAGAGCTAAATCAGTAGGTGAAATAGCAAAACTAAAAGTTTTATGTCCAGATGACAAAAAAACTTATGTTGATATAGAACTTGATTTATCAAAAGTTGAAGTTCAAGTAGATGATAAACATACGAACAATATTATAATAGATGAAGACAAGAAAATAGGTATGATACTAAAATATCCTACTTTAAATTCTGTTGACCCTAATACTGATTTCAGTAAAGGTGTAAAAACAGATGTATTGTTCGACATCATAGGCAATTCAGTTTTTCAAATTTATGAAGGCGAAAAAGTTTATAATGCTAGTGACTATAAAAAAGACGAACTAGACAAATTTATTGAGTCTTTAGATTCAAAGACTTTTGTTAAAGTACAAGATTTTTATAACACTATGCCTAAACTGATACATGAAGTTGAAGTTGAGAACCCTAAAACAAAGGTAAAGAGTAACGTAACATTACAAGGACTGACCGATTTTTTCGGATAGCCCTCTCACACGATAGTTTAGAAAACTATTTTAGTGTAAATTTTGCTTTGATGCAACATCATAAATATTCTTTAACAGAGTTAGAGAATATGGTGCCTTGGGAGAGGGAGGTATATGTTACTCTACTAACAAAGTATATAAAAGAAGAAAACGAAAAAAGACAGAGAGAGGCTCAAAAATGATAGAAGAAATAAAAACAAGTTTTGTAGATAAAATAAAATGGGTATGGTGGTTCTTTAAAGAAGAATTACCTCAGTTTTTATCAAATTGGCGAACTGTTCCAAGAGTTATGATGGCTCTATACGGATTAGTATTTTATAACACTATGACATGGTTTATGGCTTTAGACGCTCCTAACAACGCACAAGCAGGTTTTGTATCTGTAGTTGTTGGTGCTGGCGCTGCCTGGTTTGGACTATATGTTAATGGTAAATCAAGTAATATTCAAAAGAAATAAATAGACAATATGGCTGAACTAGTTTTACCATCAGGAGCAATTAAAGTAATACAATCACAACAACAAATGGTTGGTGGTGCTATTGCTGGTGGTGCGGGTTCAGTTTCTAGTAGTATGTCAGGTGATACAATACAAGTATTAGAAGATATAAAAGAAATATCATTAAGACAATTTAAAGGTTTAAATAAAGTCGCTAAACTATTAGCTGATACTTTAAATTTCGATAAAGCAGAAGCAAGAAGAAAAAAAGATCAATCTGCTGAGGCATCAAAAGAAAATAAGATAAAAGGTGGTTTTATAGGCCCTATGTCTAATCAAGGAGCTGTACCTGAAGAAGATGAAGGCGCCGGAATGAGTTTAGGTGCTGGTGGTGGTTTCTTAGCAGGTATGGGAATACAACCTTTAATGAAAAAAGCAAAAGGTATAATAGGTACAATAGTAAAACCTTTTAAGAAATTACTTGTAGCATTTGGTTCTTTTACACGTTTAACTCCTTTACTTGGAAGATTAGCTCCTATGTTAGCAGCAGGTGGTCCTATAGGTCTTGTAATTGGTGGTTTATTTTTACTTGTACAATATTCAGATGAGATAGTAAAAGCCTTATCGCCAGCAATTGATAAAATTGCTCAAGTTTTTAAAGAATTACAACCTATTTTTGATATCATAATGGAGGTACTTGATAGTGGTATAAAAATGGGAATCACAACCCTAGGTGCCAGTTTAAGTGCTGTAGGTGATGTGATAGGAGGAGTGGCTGATATTATAATGGGCATTTTTGATACAGTATCAGTAATATTTACTGGAGCAAAGGATCTTATAGACGGTAAAATATCAGGTATGGATTTTGTTAAATTAATATGGGATCAAGGTATTAAAAAAATATTGATGGCACCTATCAATATGTTAAAAAATTTAGGTGAAACAATGTTTGATTTCATTAAAGGCCTTGTGAAATCTTTACCTTTCGGTATTGGTGATAAACTTATTAGTGGTATGAAAGGTATGACGGAAGGCAGTCAGGCCGGCACAGCAGGTGATATAGCAGGTGAAGCCTCTATGGATAATTTTTCAGGAGGAGATACTATTACATCAACAGCACCATCAGCAAGCGGAGCAGTTGCTTCAAAAATAGAAGATCCAAAAGAAGAAACAGTTGTTACTAAGCCTAAAGCAAAACCTAAAACTGTTAATATGGATAAGACTTCAGGTGTTACAAAAGTAGCAGAAAAAATATCAGGCGACCCTAATCTGCCACCTTTAGGAATAAATATGTACAAAACAACAGGTGATACATATGATGAAAGAGCAAAACAATGGTATGAATTCAAAGATGCATTAGTACAAGCAGAAAAAGATGGCTCAATTACTAAAGATGAAATTGAATTTAGAATTATGCAATTAAAAGGTGAAAGAAATAGTTTAAAAAGTGCTAAACAAATACTATCTATTGGAAAACAAAGAGCAGATTTAAAAGGTGAAACTTTTGATGAAGCTTCTAAATTAAAAGAATTAGACAGCGAAAGAAGTGAAACACAATCAAAAACTTTAGCTGCTAACGGTATGACAGTAAAATCATATGATGAGGCAGTAAATAATAAATTACAACCAAATGTAAATAAAAGAGATTTGAAAGGTGATGGTGCTGGTAGTCAAGCAA